AGAGCTTCGCCGCGCCAGAGCTCACCACCTCACGGTCGAAGACCTGCTCCGCTTAGTGAAAGACGCCGCGTGCGCCATCTGCGGGGCTACCGAAGACCTGCATATCGACCACGACCATGCCTGCTGCCCAAGAGACAGGTTCGGGCATGGCAGGTCGTGTGGCCAGTGCATCCGCGGAGTCCTCTGCAAGGACTGCAACCTCGGCCTGGGCCGCTTCCGGGATGACCCGGAAAGGCTCGCCAAGGCCATCGCCTATCTCGCGCGCAACTACTAGGGAAGGAGACACCCGATGGCCCGCCATGGAAAGGCTGCCGAGGTCTATATCGGCACCGCAGCTCTCACGTCCTACCTCAGCCAGGCGGACAAGAGCACCGACGTCGACACCGCCGAGACGACCGTCTTCGGCCAGAACTGGAAGACGTACATCGCCGGCCTCATCGGCAGCACGCTGTCCATCTCCGGCTCCTACGACGGCACCAACTCCACCGGCCCGGCCTCCCTGATGGAGACCGCGATCGCCAACGGCACCGCGTGGACGTGGAAGTTCTTCCCCGGTGGCTCGGCGTCCGGCCAGCGCCAGCATTCCTTCTCGGCCTTCGTGACCAACTACTCCGAGTCGTCCCCGGTGGGCGACCAGGTCACGTGGACCGCGGAGGTGCTGGCGTCCGGCACGGTCACGTCCACCACCCTGTAACAGCGCCGGAGGCGACATGGCGACACCCATCACTCCGCTCGACCTGACGGGCGAGCAGCTGGAGACCATCGAGCGCGCCGTGGAGGCGCCCGTCAACGAGTGGCGCAGCGTTCCGAAGGGCACGCTGCTGCCGCTCATCATCGCGACCGTCAAGGGCGAGGACGTGGCGAAGTACCGGGCCATGAAAGTGCGCGAGCTCGTGGACCTCGTGACCCTCGACGCGCCCGACGAGGACGCGCCCCCAAACGCCTGAAGGCCGAGCGGGCGCGCAGCCAGATGCGGCTCGCGCGCCAGCTCGGCTGGTCCATCCACGACGTCAAGCGCATGACCGGCTGGGAGCGCCAGGCGGCCCTCGAGCGCCTGCAGGATGAGGAGCTGGCGATGAAGCGAGCGCAGGCGCAGGCGAAGGCCCGGCGGCGATGACGGCCAAGGTCACCTACTACACCGCCGCCGGGCTGAACAAGAGCATCCGCAGGTTGCCGAAGGAAGCCAAGGCGAAGCTGCGCGACGGCTCCGAGCGCATCGCCAGGAAGGTCGCCGCGGATGCCCAGGGGCGTGCGAAGTCACAGGGCGGCATCGCCGCGCTCGTGGCGCCCACGATCCGCAGCGGGCGCGACACCGTCCCCGTCGTGAAGATGGGCGATACGTCGCGTCTGCCCACGTCCGGAAGCGGCTGGGAGCGTAAGCGCGAAGGCAAGCGCCAGACCATCGGAGACGTCATCTGGGGTGCGGAGTTCGGCGGCGGCCGGCGTCCGACCACGCGCCAGTTCCTGCCGTGGCGAGGCAGCGGCGAAGGCGCGGGGTACTTCCTGTGGCGCGCCGTCCGGGGTGACCGTGAGTTCATCGCCGACGCCTACGAGGACGCTATGGCCGAGGCCGAGATGGCCGCGTTCAAGGGAGAGAAGCCCTGATGGCTGCCGACCGCATCCTCATGCTCAAGCTGCTGGGCGACACGTCCAGCATGGACAAGTCCCTGCGCAAGTCCGAGGGCCGGATGAAGTCCTTCGGGCGCTCCGTGGGGCGCTGGGGGACGGCGGTCGTCGCCGACTTTGCCATCCAGGGCGTCGAGAAGCTGTCCGACGCCATCGGCGATGCGTGGACCGGCTTCCGGCAGGGTGAGCAGGCGTCGGCGCAGCTCGGCACGACGTGGAAGAACCTCGGGCTGGACGGCGACCGGCTGGCGAGCACCATCGACGCCATCAGCAAGAGCACCCTGGCGCTGGGCACCGACGATACCGAGGCCATCATGGCCTTCAACCGGGCGCTGCAGGCGACGGGCGGTAAGCCCAAGGTGGCGATGGACCGGCTGCGCATCGCCCAGAACCTCGTGGCGAACGGCAGCGCGCCGAATCTCAACGCGGCGTTGAAGCTCATCCAGCAGGCGGGCAAGGGCAGCGCTCGCGTGGTCGACCAGTTCGGCCTTAAGTCGAAGACGGCCGGCGGGCGCATCCAGGAGCTCGGCGAAAAGGTCAAGGGCGCTGCCAAGAAGAAGGCCGCGCTTGACCCGATGGGCGTGCTGTTCAACGCGATCAACGAGGACCTCGAGGGCATCGTCGGGTCGCTCGCGGGTGGCGACCTTGACGGCGCGCTCAAGTCCCTTGGGCAGATCAGCACGGACATCGCCACCGCGTGGACGACCATCTACGACAAGGCCATCCCGGTGCTGGACAAGCTTGCAGGAGCGCCCCTCGGAAAGAACGGCGGCCTCCCCGAGGCCGGGCCGGTGTCAGATGCCGCCGCCGCGGTCGGCGACCTGCTGGACAAGCTCAGCCAGGTGGCCGATGCCATCACCGTCAAGCTCGGCCCAGCATGGGTGTCCTTCACGGACCTGCTGAGCAAGCTGCAGCCGTTCGCCCAGGACGCGCTGGGCGCCATCCAGCCCTTGGTCGATCTGTTCAACGGTGCCCTGGTCGGAGCCATCGGGCTCGTGGTCGATACGGCATCCGGCGCGTTCGCGACCATCTCCGCTTTGCTCTCCGGCGACTGGGCGGCCGCGTGGGGAACGGGCGTGCAGACGGTGCTCGACCTACTGGGAAACCTCGACAAGGCGCTGCTGACCATCCCGTCCACTCTGATGAACCTGATTGCACCGGTGGGCGAGCAGGCCACGGCCCTGGGGCAGGCCATCCTCGACGGTGTCATCAACCTGGTGATGCTCATCCCGGGTTGGGTCGACGGTGCGTTCGCGTCCATCCTGACCGGGTTGGGAGAAGCGGTCGACCCGTTCCTGAAAGCGGCAGGCAAGGTGGGCGCGGCCATCTTCTCGGGCATCACGACGGCACTATCCGGGCTGGCGAACGCCATCGTCGAGCCCATCCGTTCGGGGCTCAACTCCGTCATCGACGCCTGGAACAGCAGCAATCAGGTCCATCTTGACCAGGTCGTCCTGTTCGACGCCCTCGGCCGGAAGGACACGTTCGGCCCCATCGACATCGGGTTCCCCGACATCCCCCGGCTGGCGTCTGGCGGCATCGTCAACGACCCGACGCTGGCGCTCATCGGCGAGTCGGGCCCGGAGGCTGTGGTGCCGCTCGGGCGCGGCGGCGGCATGGGCTCGACCTACAACATCGCCGTCTCCGTCGCCCCCGGTGGCGACCTCGTGGAGGCCGGGCGGCAGATGGTCCGCGCCATCCAATCCTTCGAGAGGCGGTCCGGCCGCGTGTGGAGGTCCGCGTAAGTGGAGGCGACATGCTCCGGTTACTGCTGGCGCTCATCCTCGCGGTCACCGGGTGGCTGCTGCCGGGAGGGCAGGTAGTGGCACTGCCCACGATCGGCGTCACCATCGACGGCGGCACCGTCACGTCACAACTCCAGTCCGCGACGTGGAACCTCGGCATCAGCAACTTCCTCGCGGACCTCTCCCCGAACACCGCGTCGCTGTCGTTCAAGGGGCAGCTGTCGGTGAGCCCAGCCGACTCCGTCGTCATCACCGCGGGCGGCACCGCGATGTGGACGGGACGGCTGGACAGCGCGGTCGAGGTCCGCGACGTCAACGGCGACTACTGGACCAGCGTCTCGGCGACGGACACCATCGGCGCGCTGGGCGCGGCACGGCTTCGCAACATCACCCCCGGCACCTCGCTGGAACTCGACACGGAGATCGAGGCTCGCGCGGCGACCGCCGGCGTCACCATCGACGTCGTGGACAGCAGCTCGGGCGGCCTCGTCTCCCTCAACCCGCCAGCGGGCACGTTCGACGGCCCGCTGCTGGAATACATGAACCTCCTGGCGAGGACATCCAACGCCATGCTGGCGCTGCAGCGCGACGGCAAGATCAAGGCCTGGGTGCGCGAGAAGATGGCCGAGGACTTCATCACCAACCACAGTTTCGACGTCGACCTGACGGGCTGGACGGCGTACAACTCCAGCACCATCAGCCGCCAGACGTCCGCCCCCTACGCGGGCGCGGGCAATCTCCAGATCATCTCGGGGACCGGCTTCGGTGGCGCGCAGTACGCCGTCACGGGGACGCTGAAGAAGGACCACGCCTATCGGCTCAGGTTCTGGGCCAAGGCGACGGCCGGCTCGTCGGACTGGTGGATGGACCTCGAGGGCGCGGGCCTCGGCTCCGGCTTCACCCCGACCAGCTCGTGGGCCATGTATAGCGTCATCTGGACGCCCACGGCGGATGACACGTCCCCCGTGGTCATCATCCGCGACACCGACACGACCACCGGCACGCTCCAGGTCGACAGCGTGACCCTCACCGAGGTCGTCAACGCGACGGACGTGAGCGCCAGCATCGTCGAGTGGGAGAAGACCACCAGTGTCGACGTGGACATCAACCGGTGGCTGGGCTTCATCTCGGGCGGCGGCGGCGGGACCACGGTCGACGAGGACGACGCGGCCGATATCGCCATCTACGGCGAGCGGGCGTATGACGGCACACCTGATGGCTGGGAGACGACCCCCGACTGCCCGCTGGTGGACTGGTACACCTACGGCGGCAGCCAGCGGCCCATCGTCACCCGCGGCGAGCTGGTCGTCTCATCGTCCACGTCGGCGCTCCTGGCGCTCGACCCGCTGGACTGGGTAAACGACGGCACGGACGATTGGCAGATCATGTCCATGACGTGGTCGGCGACACCGGGCGAACCGTGGCGCCTCACCATCACCGCGGACAACCTCATCTATCTGCTGCGAGGCTACTAGAGCCCGCAGGACGCCCCCAGACGCCCGATACGCCCCGCCCCCGTCTCCCTGCCCCGGCAGGCGAGGCGGGGGCTTCTTGGCGTTTCTAGCGGCCCTGCTGGTCAGGCCACGTG